CTGTTATCAACTACGTTGCAAAACTACCAGCCAACACTGGTTGATAACATTTTCAAGGACCTAGTCCTTCTTAACCACCTCAACGAAAAAGGCAGAGTCCGTGTCGAAGAGGGTGGCACTCAAATAATTGAGCCAGTGATGTACGGTGTCAACGACACTGTATCCACATACTCAGGATACGATGCAATTGACCTTACTCCACAGGAAGGCATCTCGGCTGCAGAGTACGATTGGAAGCAGATGGCTGCTTCTATCGCAATCAGCGGTATCGAAGAAGCAAAGAACCGTGGCGCAGAGGCAATCATCAAACTGCTTAATGCAAAAATACAACAAGCTGAAATGTCATTGAAGACAACTCTTAACCAGCAACTCTTCGGTACACCTGGCGTTGCACCAGCGGCTAAAGACTTCAATGGTTTGGGCAACATAATTGGAACCCAGAACAACACAGTCGGTGGCATTGATGCATCAACAAACACTTGGTGGAACCCAACTTATGATGGTAGCGCAAGCACACTGTCATTGGTAGACATGGGCAGCATTTACAACGTAGCTTCAAAGGGAAGCGATGTTCCTGACTTAATCATCACGAACACCAGCCTCTTCGAGAAGTATGAGTCGTTGCTCACAAACAACGTTCGTTACCAAGACGTTGCAAAGGCCAACGCAGGTTTCACAAACTTGATGTTCAAGCAAACACCAGTGGTGTTCGACCTTGAATTGGCAGCTGCCACATCCAATGCGCCGATGTACTTCCTTAACACGAAGTATCTGAAGCTCACTGGCATGAATGGTTATTGGTACACAACCACAGACTTCATGAATGGCACTGTAGCTGGCGTTGACGCCCGTTACGCCCTCGTGTTGGCCTATGGTAACTTGACCTGCAGCAACCGTGCACGTCAAGGTTTCTTGTTAGCTAACGCCTAATAAGTTTCGTTGGTGGGGGAAGTTGAAAGGCTGCTATCCTTCGAGTAGCTCTTCTTCCACCAGCGATTCCCCGCAATAAAAACAAACAAACAAACAAACAATTGATCAACATGATTGATTAGAAAGAATAGGTAATAATCATGACTACTAATAAATTCATTGTAGAAAGAACAGTCGTAGGGGAGATAAACACCGTCCTCAGCGACGTCTACGGCAACGTAGCAGGTTTAAACTGGTACGGCAAAGCAGGCGAAGTATACGAGTTCAAGGCTGTCGTCGTTTACGACGTCACATTAGTAACCGAGGGTGCTTCATTTGCAATTAACGGTCCAGCAGCAACTGTAAAAAGCTATGTAGTGACAGTTCCATCAGGAGCTACTCCCACAACATCGTTTGCAAATGCTTACGACCTTCCAGCAGCTGCTGCTTCTGACTCGGCCTTCACAACCGACAACATTGCCATTATCGAAGGTGTAGTTTCACCTTCGGCTGACGGTACTATTTCGGTCCGCGGTATTGCTTCAACAAGTAATGCTGCAACAGTGCAGGCTGCAAGTTCATACATCACTTGGAAGCGCATTGACTGGCCAGCTGAAGCCTAATCAGTAAAACAATTTACGTGCCGCTGGGGGTGAAGGACCCCTGGCGGCATGTTCTACATTTAACGAAGGAGAAGTTTATGAATAAGCAAACACAAGGTCAAGGTCAAGGTTTGGCTAACACAGAACCATATGGAACTATGCAGGGCACACGTTACATTGGTAGTGCAACAGCAGACTATCATGGCAATTCTATTAGAGCAGTTGAGCTAGCTCCACCATCGGGTGTAGAACACAAGCTTGATAACATTACCTGTACAGCAATGGGTAAAAAAGAAGTAAAGTGCATGGCTCCTAGAGCAAAAGGTTCTTTGTTTTGCATAGGTCACTTGCGTCAAGTTGAAAAGAAATTGGCCGCACAAGAAAAAGAAAAAGAAGAAGAAGTAAAACCAGAGGAGTAATAAATGGCAAGTCCTAATACAGCAATTAACTTTGGTACAAATAGAGATTTAACTTTAAACATTGTTTTATCATTTGTTGCCCAGCTGCTTGACTTTGATATTGGCACGGGTGCTAACGCAGATGTACCTACGGATGTTGTAGAAGGTTTTGTTAGAGAAGGTTTTGAAAAGATAGTCATGGCCGATACTGGTTGGCCGTACTACCAAACATCATATGAATTTAAAGCTGCTCCTACAATTGCATTAACAGCTTTATCTGCTGTGGGACCGACTGCAAATGCAACTGTTGCGTCTCATGGTTATGTTTCTGGTGATTTAGTTACAATTACAGGCTGCACACCATCTGCGTATAATGGTACTTTTAGCGTTACTGTTCCAGCTAATGATACAACAACGTTTACCTATACAATGCTTAGTTCACCTGGTTCAGCAAGTATTCTTGGAAACGTAGATGCCGGCTCTGCAGTTCTTGGAACTGATGGTCGCAGTTACAATGCCAACTTTACTCAAGTGCTTCCAGTTCAAACAACATTTGCTTATGCTAGTTTTAATGATATTGCAAAAATAAACAATTGTGTTAATGTTACAGACATGGGCAATCAGTTAATATACACCGACAACTATAGGGCTGAACAAGTTTGGCCTATAAACAGTGACAATGATATTGAAGGCATCCCTGCTTACTGGTCCTTGTGGGGTCAAGCAATAAATCTTTGGCCAAAACCAGACTCTGCTTACACGGTTCGAATTATGGGTTATCGTCGATACAACATCAACTGGTTAAATGATGGTAACTTGGCTATTGATATTGATCCAGAATTCCACATGTCGTTGATGAATTATGTGCTTGCTCGCATCTTCCAGTTCCAAGAAGACCCTGACATGGCCGCAATTTACATGAACAATTATGAACAAGGTATTGCAATGACACGTGGTTGGAAGACTGCAGTGAACCGCAATCAACAAATGGTTCTTTCTGGTGGCTTACAACTCAATCCGTATGATTACTACAGATACATGGCAAACTTGTCATTGCGTGCAGTTGCTGTGGGAGAATGGGGATAATTAGTGGCAAAAGGATTTATATCCACTAGTCCAAGAGTAAGTGCTCCTAGTGGCATTCAGTTTGCAGAACAACGAGATTTTACTGGTGGTTTAAACTTTCGTGCAGACCAATTTCAATTGGCTCCCAATGAATCTCCCTTTATCTTAAACATGGAAGTAGATCCACGTGGTGGAGTGTTTAGTCGCGCAGGATATCAAGTTTTTAACGACACTGCTGTATCTGGCACTTGGAATCCAAAAGGTTTATTTAACTACAAGTATCCAGCAAACCCTCACATAATGCTTACAACTGGTTATGTTACATCTGGTTCAGTAAACGGCAAAGTAATGTATGCCAACAGTGCTAGCCATAATTTTGTGAACTTAGACAGCGCTGCATCAACTCCATTAGCAGTTAAATCACTTAATGGTGCTGGCATGGCACAATGGGAAGACACTTTATATATTGCTCTTGGCAAAGATGCAACACAAATGTACAAGTGGACAGTGGGCAATACTTACGCTACAGCTCTACTAGCTTCTGGCCCAACATGGCAACAATACACTTTGCCGGTTGGTGGATACATGCCTCGCGCAGAAATTGCAATATCACATGCAAACAAATTGTTTGTAGCAAATACAAAAGAATTAAATAGTGATGCAACTCCTTCGGTTGTTGACTATCCAAACAGATTGCGTTGGTCGCATGAGAGTTTGCCAGAAGATTGGTACGTAGATGATTATATTGATATCATTGCCGGTGGTGAGGGTATTCGCGGTCTTGCTGTAGTTGATGGACAACTGTTAATATTCAAACCTAAAGCTGTTTATTTGCTGATGGGTTACGATGCTGACTCATTCCAGCTGGTAGAGGTTTCAAAGTTTATAGGCATTGACACTCCACAACAGTGCGTTGAGGGTGATAGTGGTATTTACTTTTTTGATTATCCAAAAGGTTTATACTTTTATGACCGCAATGGATTACAAAATATTTACAGTCGTCTTGATCCAACAATAACACAAAATGAGATTAACGCACAAGAACTAGCAAAGATTACGTTAGGATTTGTTAACAACAGGTTGTGGATGTCAGCTCCTTACGACTGGAAAAATACTGGAGTTTTGCCAATTAAATCAACTGTTAATTTTATTTATGATAAAAGCATTGGGCAAGAAGGCGCGTATACAATGTTTCAATCGGCAGATGAGTTTGGTTTATATGCAGGTTGTGATTGGTATGATTCGGATGAAGAGGTTTATCATTTGATGATAAATCCAGATGATAGCTTTCCATATATTTTTATGGTTGATGAATATGAAAGTGGTAACGTTCCCGTTGAAGCAAAAGACGATGTGCTGCAAGGTGCAACACCAAACAGCACTGGAAGCTTTACAACTAACTACAGAACTTCTTGGTTTTACAATGACCGTTACGTACAAGACAAAACATTTGTAAAACCTTTATTTGTAGTGCGCAACGTAATTGAGGATACCCAAATAATTGTTAACGTGTATCATGATTTTAATAGTACATCAATAGCTAATCCAACTACGTTGATATTAGATGCTGCACAATCGGGTGGCGTTTATGGAACCGCAATTTACGGTACTTCAATTTATGGAATTGATTCATTGCCAACAACAATACAAGCAGGAAGTAGATTAAAGAAAGCAAAATCAGTGCAACTTGAATTTATTGGTCCAACAGATATAAACAGTAATTCATCGATCTACCCAGGTAGATATTGGGGCATCAATTCAATTGCATATAAATTTAAATCTAGAAGAATAAGAAGCCAGAAGTAGGGAGAATAACATGGCAACAGTATTTACAATTCCAAACACATTTGCAAATGGTGGTGTTGTTTTAGCAGAAGAGCACAACGAAAACTGGGAAGACGCTAAGGACTATTTTGATGCTTTGTCATCAGGTGCAAACTTTGTGCCAGGAGCAATTCTTACTGCTTCAATTGCAGACAATGCAATTACCACAGCAAAACTT